AAGATGACTCCAGAGCAATTAGAATTGGTAAAAGAAGGTTATGACTTTGTGTACTTAATGCTAGCAGATATTGCTATTATTGATAAAAGTACTCATCCAACTGCTATTTTTAACACAATGGTAGATTTCTACAGTGCTTATGGTACTATAGAAAGGGCTGCTGTTACGGAAGCTGACAAAAAGAAAAACAGAAAAGGCAAAGTAATTGGATTTACGCCTACAATGGAAGTTCCTATTACTCTTTTAGTAATAGACCATCTTTCGTTGCTTGACGAGGAATCTAATCTTACACTAAAAGGTACAATAGACAGAATGAGTAAAGAAGCTGTTGTACTTAGAAATCTGTTTGAGACTTCTCCAGTATTCATACAACAGTTCAGTACTGATTTGTTAAGTACTAAACGTGAGTCTGTAGCTCGTAGAGGTAGTAAGGACGCAGAAGGTTTAATTACTCCTACAAGACTAGATTTTGGCGACAGTAAGTATACTTTCAGAGATGCTGATTTGGTATTTGGCTTAGTAAAACCTTTTCAATTTGATGTATCAGAGTACAGAATGATTAACACTAGTTCTGTTTTAAACGGTGGTTTAGGAGATTTCTTTCTTCTTAATTACTTAATTAAAAACAGAGACGGTGCAGTGGGTCTAGACTTTCCTCTGTTTATGAATCCAATTGGCAATGTGTTTTACGACTTTCCAACAGAAGTAGGTAGTGAGTACCCGTGGTATGCAGAAGCCGCCAGGTTATCTGTAATTTATGAACAATTAAAACAATATAAAACAAATGGCTAACGTAGTTATGATCGTAGGTGAAAGCGGTACTGGTAAAAGTACTTCTTTAAGAAATTTAAACCCAAAAGAAACGTACATTATCAATTGTGCGGGTAAGCCACTTCCTTTCAAAGGATCTAGTGCTGCTTATTCTTTAGACAACAAGAACAAATACGAGAGTGCAATCTCCGGAACTATTCTTGGTGTACTTGATCAAATAGAGAAAGCGCCGCATATCAAAAATGTGATCATAGATGACGCAAATTTTGTAATGACGGACATGTACTTTGAGAAAGTACAAGAAACTGGTTATGGTAAGTTTACTCAAATTGCTAAAGCATTTCAGTCAATCTTGGCAAAAGCGAAAGTAATGAGAAACGACATAAACATCGCAATTATGATGCATGAGGAAAATGAAGTTTCTAATAGCGTCGTGATTGCAAAAAAGATAAAGACCGTTGGTAAAATGGTAGATGACCAATACAGCCCCCAATCTGTAGTGTCAATTGCTCTTTACACATCAGTGTCTTTTGACAAGGAAAGTAGACCTACTTACAATTTCGTAACCAATCGAACATTGATAAATGGTATCACTATTCCAGCAAAAAGCCCACAAGAGATGTTTGAGGATTTGTATATCCCTAATGATCTTGCGGTAGTATTCCAAAAAGCTAGAGAATATTACGGAAATTAATTAAATTTTTAAAACACAGTAGAAACATGTTAGAGTTTTTAACGAACATCGGAGCGACAGAAATCGCAGCAAAAGCAACTAAATCAGTTGAGAAAAAACAGAGAAATCCAGAACCTTCGTTCATGGGTATTAGAGTGTGGAAAGATGGTAGTATTTACCCTTCTGTAGCTTTAGTTTCAAAGTATAACTTAGAATTTGTAAAAGCTACAGTTACACAAGAAGACGTAGTTAAAAATGGTGTATTACAAACTGATGATGCTGGACAGCCATTAAAACGTAAAGTACTTTCATACCCTGGTGATACTTCAAACGGTATCGACATTATGAACAGTGCTGATTGGACTCAGAAACAAAACTGGGGTAGCAATCCAGATTTAATCTTAGCTGCTATTTCTCCAAAAAGATCTGGTAAAGTAGACTTATTTGCTACTTGTACTACAGAAGAAGATGGTAGTCCAAAATTATCAGTACTTGAACAAGGTGCTGCAACTTTTGGTAAAGAATCTTTACTTCCTTTAATTGCGTCTGTATACAATGCAGTACCAAACGAAGAAGGATTTATTGATTTGGAATTTGTAGAAGCGTATCCATTACACCAAGTAGTATCTAACAAAATCTTTATGTTCCCTAAACGTATTGTACGTGGAGAAGATAAAGGTAAGTTAGAATATGTACGTCGTGAGAGTGTATCATTGTTCCCTCTTGTACCAGTTTCAGCAAGTACTAAACAAGCAGAAACTACAGTAGATACAACGTTGGCTGATGTTCCAACAGTAGATGCTACAATTTCTGAAGAAGGTGCAGCTATCTTAGCTGCAAACGAAGACAACACAAGTGCTAACTAAAATTTAGCCAGTCTGATTTTTATCTCCTGAGAGGATAGCTTATCTTTGGGTTTAAAATTTAAAATATGATCAAAATAGGAATTAATGAAGGTGTTATCCTTCGTAAAACTGAAATCGTAGAAAAGGACGGAAAGTACACTATAGACTTCACTCTAGCTGAGGGAGTTTCTGAAGGTGGAAATGACGAATTAGCTTTTCTTGATGAGAAGTGCGACGCAAACGGAATGATTATTACTTCATCTAGTAACGGACGTACAATTAAAGTGTGGCCTTTAAAAGTACCTGACGAAAAAGGTGCAAATGGCACACCTAAAACAATAAGCCAAAGAGTTGAGGAATCATTTAAAGCCACACAAGAAATGCAAAATATGTTTGCTATGTGGGCTAAAATGTACTTAACTGTTGGTGAGGTTAAATTTGATAGATTCAAAGGAATGCCACCGTTAGATAGAAACAACATGACTTGTCTTTTAGACGAGCAAGTGTTAGTTAACATCACACTTAACTTAGGTAGACAATTTATAGAAATGGTAACGCCATTCTTTAACAAAGCGGAATTCCCATTACGTGTACTATTGAAAAGACAAAGTAAAGCAAAAGCTTTCCCTGCGTTTAGAGATAAGTTCATTAATGAGTATCCTTTTGTAGAGATGATGGTAGTACCTAAAGCTGCTAGTAAATTGGCATTCACTAAGTATGAGATCACAAACGGATTAGACAGTGATGCAGAAGTAGGAGGAACAGATTCTATTTCACAAACAACACCTGAAATTGCTTCTTTGTTTGGAGACAGTAATGCTCCACAAGTTGACTTGTCTGCGGCATTAAACTTGAACACTACAGCAATGGGCAGTGCGCCTCAGGTTGGGATTAATGTTGACACTACGCCAACAACTCCACCACCAATTGTTTAATACAAAAAGAAATACTTCTAAATGGATTTAGCCGATTTAACAGAAGTAGAAGTTTTAGGGCGAGTCGATGAGTACTCGCTCTATTCTTTTTACTTAGGGTTTGAACCCGTAGTGAAAGCTAAGTACTCTTCTCCTTTAAGAGAAGGTGACTTAAGACCTTCATTTGGAATGTTTGTAAGAAGCTATGGAGGGAATCTTCCACACGAATATTTGTGGAAAGACAATGCACTTCCTGCTCCAAATCATGGAGATATATTTGACTTGATAAAAAACTTATATGGGTTAGAAACTAGACTTGAAGCAATGGTTAAAGTTGCTTGTGACTTTCAACTAGTAGAAGGAAACTTTGAACTAGCTAAGCACATTCAAAAAGTACCAAAAATAAAACCAGTTGCTAATATTAGAGTTAAAAGTAAAAACTGGTCTAAAGAAGATTTAGACTACTGGCAACAGTATAATGTCAATGCTGATTTATTAGCAAAGTACAATACAACTGCTGTAGATTACTATTATCTTTATGACGACCAAGTAGACCCATACTTTCCAAGAAAAATGTATGCTTACAGAATTTACGACAAGTACCAACTATACTGTCCATCTCCTAAATACTTTACAAACAACTGGACAGACTCTTGTATACCTGGTTTTCAACAATTAGAAAGTTATGACTTACTGATTATTACAAAAGCTATGAAAGATGTCATCCATTTGAGAAGTTTAGGGTTTGAAAGTATTGCACCAAGGGGTGAAAATCATATACCAAATCCACAGTTACTAGAGTACGTAAAGAAGAGGTACAAACGTGTAGTTACATTATTTGACAATGATGGTAAAACTAGTGAGCATTTGTATCCTTTTGAGCATATTCAAATACCGTTACTTACAGGTGTAAAAGATCCAACAGATTATTGTGCAATCTTTGGCCCTGAAAAGACAAAAGAATTAATACTTGATTTACTATGACTTTAGATTGGGAAAAAGTCTCAGAAACTGAGCAAACATTAGAGAAACTTTACAACGGTAAAGTAGTCTCTCTCTCTTTTAGTACTCCTAAGTATGGAGACCAAGAGAAAACAGGTATACTTGATAGACTAGCTTTAGATACTTCTAAGGCTACTTTACAAGTAGTCCTCATCTTTAGAGATGGAAAAAGACATACAGTCACTAAGGATGACTTTTTTATAAAAACTAAACTTTTAAACTAATGGCTATATTACAACAGTCTCAAACTGAGATTGAAGGTGGGTTTAAGAAACAAATCGATGAGGGTGCAATGTCCTTAATGATGGAAATCTTACAACGCTACCAATACCAATTTCCAATTAGATCTTCTATTAGAGAGATAACATCTAATGGTATTGACTCTATAAAAGAAAGAGAAGTAGCTCGTGAAATCCTTACTGGAAAAGCAAAAGTAGAAGACTACTTTGTTGACTTAGAAGGTGACATGTACAAAGACAGTAAGTTTGACCCTAGTTATTATGATTTAAAATGGTTTTCTACAGATCCAAATGTGTACATTACGTACCATTCTAATTCTGATTTAGAAAAAGATTTTGTGACGATCAAAGACAACGGTGTAGGCTTAGGTCAGTATAGATTAGAGAAGTACTTTAATCTAGGCTATTCTACCAAACGTTTAAGCAAATTACCTTTAGGTAAGTTTGGCTTAGGTAATAAAGCTCCATTATCAATTAACTCTCACTACACAGTAGAAAGTAGATACAATGGCTTTTTATTCAGATTTATGGTGTACAATGGTAAGGTAGAAAGTATCATCCCAAAGATGAACTTAACAACTAGTACAGAGAACACTGAGTTTAAAATGGGAGGCATTTCTTTGTATGCTGAAACTACAACAGAGTTTAATGGTGTAACTATTATAATTGATGCTAAAAAACATCATAGATCAGAGTATGAGGATGCAGTAAAAAGCCAACTAACATACTTTGACAATATTGTGTTTACTGTAGTAAGCCCTTCTTCAAGTACTCAAATACCTGTAAAATCTAATATACTTTTTGAGGATGACTTCATTTTGTTGTCAGATAACAGGTACTATGATAAACCGCATATTCTAATCAACAGAGTTAACTATGGTTTCATTAATTTCTCTGAGTTAGAATTAGAAAACAAGAACGGTAACATTGGTATTAAAGTACAGCCTGAAGACGTAGAAGTAACTCCTTCTAGAGAATCTCTTGTTTGGTCAGAGAAGACCAAGACAATGATTCTTAACAGATTTAGAGATACTCAAGCATCTGCTACTGTATTAGTACAGAAAGAACTTAGTAGTGAAACTGACATTGTTAACTGGATTAGAAAATGCGCTTCTCTTAACTCTTCTTTAGACCGTAATTCAGTACTTGGACGATTGTCTCAAATCATTGATATTAGTCAGGTTAGTCCTTTGTTTAGAGAGACTGAGATTAGATTAACTCCTTACTTGTTAGACTTTCTTAGAGTACGAAAAGTACACTTTGAAATAACTAGACAAAGGAATAAAGTAAAAACAAAGATAAGTCGTATAGAAGCTAAGTCTATGTGGGATTTCTCACAAACTACTATAGTGTTAAAATCTTCTTCAACATCTAATCGTAAGGACAAGTATTTGTTGTCTATATACGACAAATTACTTGTAATTGACAGACCTTTTTGGTTTGGTTTAGAAAATGGTATAAAAGACACAAGTAAGAATGACTTTGAGTTTTTAGTAGGTACTAAAATACACCAACTAGATAATGACGTATTTAATTCTAGAGTACATGTTACAGAGTTAATCTGGGCAGAGTTGTTAAAGTCTAGCATTCCTTTAATTTATGAAGACATTGAAGTTCCAGAAAACTTTAAAGGTACAGACACAGATGATGAGGAAGAGCAAGAAACAGAAAGTTTATCTGATGAAGAATTAAAAGCAGCTAATTTATCTAAAGAAGAACGTAGAAAACTTGAAGGTAAACTAATTGTAAACACTCCAAGATCTAAATCAGTACTTAGTGGGATTAACGCAAGCTATGCTGCTAATAGAGTTAATGATAACAATAATGCTTACGATGGAAGACTTTACGAATGGCAAAAACTAGAAGTACCAATTGCAGAAATTAACAACTGGGATGTAGGAGAAATTTATTACGGTAATGATGCTGACATTAAAACTTTAGAGTTTACTGCTTTGCTTACTAGAGACACAAGACAAGAGTCTGTTGTGTTTCCAAGAGCTAATGATGAAACGTACAACTCAGGTTTTATGTACAACGACTCTGATTTACTTCGTTCTTATGGGTTAAGCTGCTCAGAAGCTTTTAGATGCGCTCATTATTTTAAAAATGATGACATTCGTATCATTAAAGTTTCACAATCTTCTAGTAAGTACTTTAAAGATTTCAAACACATTAACAAATTTTTTGCACAAATTAACAATGGAACTATTACAATGAGTAACATTCTAATTCAATGGAACACAGCTAGACAATTAGCTACAAAGATTAATCAAGTAGCTTTTCTTTACAACTTTAGTTTAGTACCTGAAAAACAAGAAGAGTATAGAAAGATTGTCGAGTACACAAATAAACATTTTACAGACTTAAAAAATCTAGGTAAAATCTCAGATGAGAACAGTCAAGCATACGAGACAATGATAAATCATCTTGATAAAGTTCAACAATTTCAAACCTTTGTAAAAAGTAGTAACAACCCAGAAGATATTGCTACACTAGCAGTAGAAATGTGGCGTTCAGATACTGTTACAGATGGTTATGCAGTTGA